TAATAAATTAAGATCGTTTTTAAATGCTCCGAATAGATTAACAACCTTGTCAGTCATAGTTCCTAAAAGTTCTGATAATTTTGGAACGCCATCAGACCCAGTAACTAGGGACGAAATATTCGAAGCTAAATTGTTTAGCATGTCACCAAGATTATTTAATGTAGTTGATAGATTTTCACTACTTGGTAAAATGCTAGAGAATATTCTTGCTAACGCATCCCATGCGGACAAGAAAACTGTTCCGATAACTTCGCCAATTGCTTTCACGACATTGAACAAGCCCTCAAACGCATGTTGAATTGCGCTCATTACTTGTCCATTTGCAATAAGACTTTCAGTAAAGCTCTTAAATCTATCGCTTACATCACGAATAAATATAATAGCTTCCTTTATTGCACTGCCAAATACATTGGCAAATGCTGCAGCAACTGGAGTTATTACGGATAATAAAGCTTTGAAAATATTAACCAAGCCTTCAATAACATTACCGAGTATTTGGAACGGATTTATTGCCTCAGACGATAAAGCACTTACTAAATTGTTAAAAGTTTCGCTAAAACCGCTAAAGTCAACGGATTGCCTAATAACATCTATAAATTTGTTAAAGCTATCCGCTATGCCATCAAACAATGTCTCAAACTTCGAAACATCTTCATTGTGGAACATCTTATTGATAGCATCCATCAGAGTACTAAGTTTAGTACCGATGATGCCAAGTAAGTTCGAAAATGTTCCAAAAGGCGCTATAAGATGCTCGAGTATAGAACCAAGTGCACCAAAGGCAGAATTAAATGCTTCGAATTTAAGCCAGATTCCTTCTTTGAAAACATCGCCAAGTCCAGTGAAGAATTTAGTAAGACCTTCTAAATTCGATGCCCCAGCAAAATTCTTTTTAATGCTTGTTCCAATTTCAGAAATTCTAGCTGCAATACCGGAAAACATTGTCAAGAATAAATTAAGAGTATCCATGCTGAAAATATCAGACTTAAAGAAGCCTTTAAAGACATTTCCTAGCCCTGAAAAGACGTCTTTAATTCCCAAAAATGCTTTTCTGGCAGATGTTGCGAAAAATTCAAAAGCTGTTCGGAGCTCTTTCAAAAAGCCAATAGCATTACCTTTGTCGTCAACCTTTAAACTGTTTTTAAAATCTTCTGTAAACTTAAGTAATTTCTTACTCATCGCTATGAGCTTTTCGCCGCTCATGGATAAGTCTTCTAATGCATTATTGTTACCCTTAGTATCTTTACCCCAGAAATACCAGTCCCAAGCTTTTCTAAATTGGACGCCTATTTCCAAAAGTCCCTGGAATGTGTTACGAAGACTTTGGATAACTGCTTCTCGGCCACCCATTTCTGAAGCGACCATTTTGCCGCCTTCGACAACTCTACCGTCGGCAGCATAAATAAGTTCGCCAGCTTCATTGTACGAATATGCAGCTCGAGACCATTCTTCGAGAATTTTATTTCGAGCATCAGCTGATTTTCCGATATACATGCCAAGAATATCAGAAACTTCTGTCCACAATCTCTTAGCTTGCTCAAAGTCGCCAATTATGTATTCCCAAGACTGAGTCCATCCGGACTGAAGAGCTTCCTTAAGAGTGTCGATAAGCTGACTAAAAGTTTTAACTTTAGTCGCAGCGTCTGTAGCAGCCGTTCCCATACTAAGAATATGGTCAATCTGCTCGTCACTAAATCCCTTTTCAGCCCATTTGGTCCTAAGATTTTTCTCTTCTTCGTCGGTTAATGTTTTGATGGAGCCCGTCATCTCGTCGATCATAGTCTTCGAATATCCACGAGCTTCCCACATTTTACGCATTTGCTCGACCTGAGATTTTGTATAACCCTCAGATCCAGCAGTAAATTTTTCAAGAGTATTTGTTAAGACTTCGGCACTAATCCATCCAGACTTAAGAGAATCTCGGAATGTTATAGCACCTTCTGTAAGAGAAATAAAGTCTTCGTCAACAACACCCATTGCTTTGGCCGTATCGATAAGCTCATTTTGGAAAAGCTTACCGCCCATGCCCGCATTGACTACTGAGTTCCAGTCCTGCAACTTTACTGCGCCAGACGCAATAGCCTGGGAAAGCTGATACATTGCTGTAGAAGCCTGCTGACTATTTGAACCAGACATAGCTGCTAAGTTAGCAATACCCTTAATAGAAGTAGCAGCTGTATCAAGCTCAACACCGGCAGCTGTAAACGTACCGATGTTTCTAGTCATCTCCGTAAAGTTATAGATCGTCATGTCAGCGTATTTGTTTAAGTCATCCAAAACGCTATTAACTTTTTCAATACGATCATGTTCTGTAGTAAAGCCTCGCTCAATTAATGCGTCGCTTGTATTTGCCAAAATCGTTTGAATAGAATTGATCTGAGTTTCGTATTCTTCAAGACCAGCTTTAAGAGGAGCAATAGTAAGTTCTTTTACAAGATTTTCTGCTACGCCCTGAACTTTATCTGTAATGTTTTGAAGAACTCTAGTAGCAACCACATCGAGAGCACTAAAACCGTCTTGCACTTTAGCAACACCGTTATAAAGTGCATCCATACTGGTATTCTTTACAGAGCTACTAAGAGTTTCCAAACCTTTAACCGCGCCATCAAATTTTAGCGCTTCTTTAAGCTTATCAAGAGTTGATAAAGTTTCCTCAGCATTTTTTTGAAAAAGAACATTATCAAATATCATTTGAACAACATTTGTGTCTATAACGCCGCTCATGTACGCCTAACCTCCTTTATCAACTCGTTTTTCATATCATCGAAAGCTTTTTGTATGGCGGGATTTATGTAGTCTCGACCTTGAACGTATCCACCAGTACCAGTTCCATGACCGTACTGAAGAATTATCGCAATATTAACACCTCTATTTACATTAGAATTCGTAAAACGAATTTCATATCTGCCGCGTTCCTCTGCATGAATTTCATAACCCCATGCAGCAGCAGTTGCTCCAGACTCTACTGGTGTAGCCTGTTGAAGCAATGAAACGCCATTAGCTCCAGCTCGTTCGAGAATGCCCATAACATTTTTAGAGTCTTTAACTCGCTTAAGATACGCCTCGGTAGTCTTAAAGTTCCCCTTAAATTTAACGCTTATCATAATATCTATCCTTTAGTATTAAGGGCTTTTCGACGCGCAGAATTGAGTGCTCTATTTTGCATGGCAACTTCTCGTTTGCTCATTTTCTTAGGATTGTTTTTAGCATTGCAAATTTTAATAAGCATTATTAATCTATTTATGTGCCACTTTTCGCACTCAAATGGTATTTGACATGCAATCATCCAATAGTATATAAGCTCTGAGGTTACTATCTCTTGCCTAAATGGATTTGACGGAGAAGTATCCGTAACTCTACTTGCCGTCATCGGGTGATTAATGTAGGCGCTAATGGTATTTATGTTTTCTTGAGTAAGAGCGCTGTAAACTTCTTTTGGAACATTCGTATTAAGAGTCATGCATTTTATGTAATCAAGAGTCTCCAAATTAGTTCGTTTTTCACCTTTAACATCGCCCAAAAAAGGTTTGCACCACTTTGACTCCCATTTTGAAATGGAGAGAAGGGAATGCTCCAATTTAAGCTGAGTGTCTTTGGTCTGAATAAATGAGTTAGTAGTCTCATCAAATAATTCGGTCCCCGGAACAGTTATCTGAAGCATTCCCCTCTCCCTTCTTACTTGTTTTTTTTACTTAATAGAAGCCGTTACATCATTCGCGCGAGCTATAAGCTCAGCTTTCGGATCAGGACCGAGAGTATTTCGAACTGTACTCGGAACGATTCCGCTAATAAAATCGGCCGCCTTTTCGGCATCAGAGACAAGCTCCCAATAGACTTCTTCAAAAGCCGGAGACTGCTCAAAAGCATCTCGGAGCTCATCACTCTTAATAAAGCGCTTTCCATCAGGACTTTTAACGCCATAAGCAGTAAGCACAATCTGCTTAATGGTCTTAATTACTGTAGCCATGTCCTTGGCTTCGATCAGCGTATTAATCGATTCGGACAACGATCCACCTTCGATGGTATCGTACTCAAGTTCCATGCACTCAACTTTAGTCAAATTAAAGTAAAAATCTTCTGTACGCTGAACGCCATTATAGTCTTCATATGTAATGGTCTTCTTAAGCATATCAAAACTCCTTTCAAGAGCCATTTATTATTTAGTCGCTAATCGCTAACTAACGGTGGTAACAATCTCGGCAGGAAGCGGAAGCTTCGGATTAGTACCAGAACTACCAGCAGTACCATAGAGAATGGACTCAAGCGCAGTGAGCTTAGCAGCCGCAATCGTGGTACTGTCAATCGTAATGATCGAAGTCGGCTTGAAACCAGAGACCTCAACCGGAGTAGTAGTAACACTCCAGCTAAAGCTGATTGCCTCAGGCGAATCATTCACAGTGGCATAGCTACGCTCAGACGGAGAAGCAAGGCAACCATAAACAATGTGAATCTTATAGCCGTAATCAGTCTGCTTCTGATCATTGCCGATAAGAGTACGATAAGAAATACCGAACATCTTTCGAGCCTGCTGACCAATGCTAACACCAGTAGCAATGCTACGAGTGCCATCGCAAGCCTCGAACTCCTCGGGGTAAGTATACGCCTCAATCGAAAGGCCAGCCTCTTCGGCAGACATCAGATTGAGGTACTTAATATTATCGGCCCACAAAGGACTAGGCTCACCGCCAGAAGCATTCTGGCTAATGGATGTAATGCCGTTCCAAGCAATACCGGCATCATATGGATCGGTCGGATCCGTAATAGTATCCCTAATAGGATAGAGGACAACTCGGTCTACACCAGTTTCGTACAGGCGTTCACCGGCCTTATCCCACTCAAGAGCAAAAGACGAAGGCATGATAGCTCCTTAATAGTATAGAACAAATGTGTCGTGACTTAAACTATCAGCTGCATAATATCTATCGTATGAGCAATACGGCAGTTCCAGAATAGCTTTAACTAATCCGCTATCAGGGGTTCGCGTAATCAATGTGATCGAGTATCTAACTCGAGAGATGTAGCTTTTATTATCAGCATACTTCTGATCAATATCATTCCGCGAGTATATAATGCATGGATACTGAAGTTTAATAGTTTCTGGAGGCTGAAAATAGACGTTATTTGATCCCAGGATGTTCACCAGAATCTGATGGAGACTCAACCGTCGGTCCATTATACACACCTCCAATATTCAGCACTAATCGAGGATACTGAACATCTACTGATGACACTTCCCAATACCCTCCTAGCCACTTAATGTAGCGAAGAGAATATAAATGGTTTGAAAGGTAAGGGTCGGCCACAATAGAAATAGTGTTTGTTATAGTAAGATTCGGATTTACCTGAGAATTTCCGCTATCCCAGCGTTTACCACTTTTAGAAACTTCTCCGCGATAGTTTCGTTCAACAGGCTTCTCGACCCAAACACCAGATCCCTTAGGATCTTCAACCGTCTCCACAAAGCCCACAGGCCCGTAAAACAGTGCCATGTGACCGACCCTCCTTCCATTTTGAATTACGCCAGAGACTTTTACTAGGCGTGGACAACCTCAAGAGCGATCGCAGCGTAGGGCTTGGTAAGAGCGCCAGAGCAACGAGTCTCGATCAGGTACTTCATCTGGTTGTAGTCGATGTCGAAGTCATCAAACAGCGAGACGGCACCACCCTTGTCCGCGCCAACCGTGTAGTCGACCGGGTTGAAGATAAGCGCCTTGAGGTCCATCGTAGCGGCCTCGATACCAGCGGTCTGATCAGCAGCGCGAGAACGCTGAACGCCCTCAAGCACGGGGCACTCGACAATGCGACTAACGCGAAGAGCAGACTTAAGCTCATCCTCGTCCTTATAGAGACGACGGCCAATGGTGTCCTTAGCGAGCATCAGGTCAGCGATGACCTCGTTGGAAGCGAACAGCCAAGGAGTGCCGGAACCCTTATAGTCCTTACGAGCGCGGACAGCCGCATCAGCAATCTTGCTGGCCTTCTGATCGGCGGTATCGCCATTGACGAACGTAACCTCGTAGTGAATGGTGTAGACGTCAGAGTCCTGATAGACCGGGCGGATACGATCCTCCTTGATCTTATCAGGAGCATTAACGCCACGACCGTCGCTGACAAGAATCGCGCGGCAAAGTTCCTCGTTGAGCATGAGACGCATCTCCTGCTTCAGCCAGGCAATAACGTCAATGTCGGTAATATCAATAACGTCGTCGCGATCGAGCTTCTGCTTCTTATAAATGGTCTGAGGGGTGGTTTCGCGAGCAAGCAGCGTAACAACTTCCTCGGCCTTAAGAGTGCCCTTCGCATAACCCTTCGCACGAGCCTCATCAGCAGTCAGATTCGCAGCAGTGGACTTAATACGAGAGAACGGAGTGCGCTTGATGCCATTCCACAGAGCATCCACCCAGTCCATGTTGCGGGTGATCATCTCAGGAGTCGGGGTGACAAGCTTGGCCTCCGGGAAGAGGACGTCGATGTTAGTAACGCCGTGAGCCAGGAACGTATCCTTAAGGGAGTTCGAATTGGCGGCGTCAGCCATAATGGCAGTAAACTCGTCGTGGGTCAGGACGTCGTAATCCTCGTCATAAGCCTCATCGAAAACGTTGTGCTTCATGTCAAAATCTCCTTCATCAAAGTCGCTGTGCTTAACATCGCCATTCTCTTCGACAGAACGGCCGATCATATAGTACACGAGATTCTTCTGATCTTCGTTCAGAGTATTCCAGACGTCTTCTACAGTAGCATCGGCATCGGCATGCTTGACGTCGTCTTCCTCCTCTTCGTCATCAGTTTCATCCTCGTCGTACTCGTCGTACTCTTCTTCATCGTCGTCTTCATCGTCTTCATCGTCATCAGCATGCTCGAGAGCATTGTTGATGGCCTCCTCGATGAGTTTATTAACAGCTTCAAGCTGATCCTCGGTAAGATCATCCAGCGCCGGATCATCATCAAGGTCATCCAGAGCATCATCGAGAGCAGCATCGATAATGTTGCTGATAGCATTAATCTGCTTATCATTAAGTTGATCGAGAATATCGTCCACTTCATCCTCCTCATTTTCATCGGCGTGATTAAGATACTCAATAGAATCAAGACCACTATAGATAACCGCTTCGTCATCGACATCAGTATAACTGCCATCAGCATGAGCAAAGCTAATATTGTCTATGAATGCTCCAGGATTCGCACCAGCAAGAACTAAGCTTACCTCACGAATGACACCATGAATAACATCACTGCCACGTTGCTTAAGATGGTTCGCGTAAATGGACATGGAAACAATGTCACCATTTTTAACCATTTCCTTGGAGTGACGGCCATTCTCAGTATTGTTAAACTTAGCATAGCCGTAAACACCATCATCACGATTCTCAAGAAGCGCATGACCAATAACATTCGTAGGATCAGTATGAACATGCTGCCATACTAACGGAACAATTTGGCCATCATTATCTTTGAATGCATCGTGACGGATTACGCGACCATCTGCACAGCGCAGATCGTTCCTAGTGACATAGCCACTAAAATCGTAATCCATACTGTTCCTTCCTATACAACAACTAACTAATTACGATAACGAATGTCTATGTTAAACTCGTCAAGCTTGATGTATGTCTTGACTTGTAAAATATAAACATCGTAATCTATAAAGTAGTATTATTCACTACGGGCTTTTCGAGCATAGTGCTCGCGATCAGCCTCGTCATAGCGTTGTCTGGTTGCTTCTCGTTGCTTTTGGTATTTCTTATCAGATTCATCATACCGAGCCCGAGTTGCCGTACGACGAGAAGCATAAGCGTTATCAGATTCGGCCCACCGTTTAGATCGATTGTCGAGACGCTCCTTATGACGAGCATCTTGCTCTGTCTTTCGATCGTAGTAAGACCAATTACTCTTATCTTTCTTAAGAGAATTAATCTCTTTGGTATACTTATCTTTAAACTCTTTTTGAGCAGATTTAACCATCTTACTTTTTTCTTTTTTAAGATCACCAAGCAAAGATTTCGCTTTTGACAAATATAGCTCTTTATTCAAACCAGGATTGTTCTCAATCTGTCGTCGAATAGCAGCAACACGACTTTGCATCTTCTGATCGAGCTGTGAATTAAGTCGCTCTATTGCTTCTTTCCTTTCAGCAGCCATTTTCTCACGAAGTTGTTTAACAGCTTGTTTACCTTTTTCGTTAAAGCCGCCAGTACTTCCATCTTCGGTGTTTTCTCGTTCAGATTGAGCTCTATCCGATTCTGAACGCTTACTTTTATACTCGGCTTCGGCAGCATCAGCTTTCGAAAGTCTCTCCTGAACTTTATTTTGATGCTCGTTTTCTTTATCTTCAAATTTCTTTTCACGATCAGCTATTTGTTCTTTGTGCTTCTTATCTTTAAGCTCAAATAACTTCTCTCTTTGAGTTCGACGAGCTTCCCAGATCTTTTCGCGAAGTTCCTTAATATAAGCACGAGACTCCTCTCGAGCTTTTTTTGCTAAAGCGATGTTTTCTTTAATCTTTGCGGAATATTCCTCACGATTCGCTTTTCGCTCAGCTTTACTCATGCCTTTAAGTTCTTCACGAAGCTGCTTATTGGCATCTGAAAGCGAAGTCGTGTATTCTTTTAAAGAATCTCGCTTAGAATAGATCTCATTCCGAATATTTTTTACAGTCGTCGCTGTACTAGATCTAACTTGCTCAATTTCTTCGTCGGTGCTTGCTGGCTGCTTAGACGATATTTGGTTTTCAGCATTTGAATCGGAACTTGACGTTGTAGTTTTAGGCGTGCTAGGTTCTTCATAAAAATATCCGCCACTAGCAGCGCTAGTTCCGTCGCCTCGATGACCGCCATATCGATCTTCATAGCCTTTTAGCTTTTTATGAGACTCGTAATATTCATGAGCCTTTTCGGGATCATAATATGGGCTAGCATACTGTGACATACTATCACCCGCCCAATTCGTCTATAAGTTCATTGAGATCCTGTTCTGTTTCGCTAATCTCTGCATCATTCTTTAATGCATCGTCAAGTAAAGATTGAAGTTCATCAACAGACAAATTGTCCAAATTTTCAGCTTCGCCACCATTCTGGTCAGTTGGCTGACTATTATTTTCATTTTGCATAAGAGCAGCCATAGCATTAGGATCCACCTGATTAATCGGCATGTTCTTATTAATCAGCTGATCCGACCGTGGATCGTCATTCGGCTTAAATCCGAGAATCGATCGGAACTCATTAGCGGACAGAATCTCATTTCTACTAAGAGAATTGGCCATCTCTCCAACTTCAGTCGGAGTAACCATATCGAATGCGTCGATGTAGTATTTGATCTTCTGGCCTTGAGTCCTAGCAGTAGGCGTAAGAAACTTCCTTGTGAATTCCAATTCAATAGTGTCCAAGATTGGCTTCAATACTTTTTTGTTATACGCGACCATTTGTTCAGAATTAGCAGTACCTCGAAAAACGTCGCCGCTAATTCCAATCTGGTTGTATAGCTGTTCGGTAAGTTTCTCGATTTGTTCGGGAAGATCACTTTCTATAGATCTGCCAAGCTGTGTTATCTGCTCAGCCTGATCAATATAAGCGATACCGTATTTGGATTTCGTAAGCTGATCTTCAATCGCCTGCTTACGTTCCTCTGCTTGCGCCATTCGAGTAGGTGACTTTAAAGAATATGGCAATTTAACCAATAAGTTAAGCTTAGAAGATGCCTTTTGGTTATCCAATTGATCGAGAAGGTTCATCTTATATACGAGTCGCTTTAGAGTAGAATTTGGCTCATTCATAACAGAATAGAAAGGATTCTCGAGAATAGCAACCTTATCTTTAGGTAACGTTACTGATTCGCGTTTACCTGTTCTATCGTTATAAACTTCCATTTTGATTTGTGACGGAGCCCAATTAGTAATCAACCCCGTTCGAACCGAAAGTATGTCGAAGGAATTGTTTCGATCCAAATTCCTATCGGTATCAACTGGAACTACTGCTACTACACCCTCATCGAGCATAGATAAAACGACATCTACCCAGAAATCTCTAGCAGTTTGATCAATATTTGCAGATAGAGTAATGCAATCGTTCAAACCGCTTTTTATAGTCTCAATATAAGTATCGTTCTCATCAACTCGAACATGCTGCACTCGAGTAGATGCTACATCGTTAGCAATTCTATTAAACACCAGATTCAGAATAGATCGCTCATTATTATAGTGCATACGTCGTCGATCTTGCCTATAATAACTAGAGCCTCCAAACTCGGTCGTCATAGAGTAAATAGATTCAGCAGAACGTTCTTCTTCTCGTTTCGGTTCCGACTGAAAGGCATTCCATGCGCTAGCAAAACGATCTTTTAATGACATTAGTCACCTCCTATCCATTTACAGCATTTTTAATTTTACAATTTATTACACAGTTCGCTTATTAGTTGCTCGGACTTGCTTCGACTTAGCATTTGATCCGCTACGTTCCTTCTTGAGCTCTGCAAGCCATTCGGCTTCGCTCTTCTCCTCAGCGTTAGGATCATAGTACGGATTCTTTATCATAGTTACATAACTAGATTTTTTCTCTAATGCTGCCGGACCATATTTGGCTATGTGTTGAGCACGAGCAGCCTCGGTAGCTTTATTAATCTTTTCGGTTGCTTCTTTACCAAGGGCTCGAATAGTCGATTTCTTTCGGGTATTCGCAGGAGCTTTGCTAGAAACTTGGTTACTCGACACAGGTGCTTTAGAAGAAATAGAATTAGTTTTGGTTGCCGTAGCAACAGCTCCATTTTTCTTCTGAACAGTATTCTGTTTCAAAGCCCGTATACTATTTTGTAGTTGCTTTTTTCGTATGAGATCAAACCACGTACCACCATTAGATGCGCCGGAATTAGAGTTTGCCGTCAACTTTGACGGATCCCACTTCATACCCTTTACACCATAGTGATACAGTTCGCTATCTAACTCGTCCCGCCAGCTTGGCTCTCTTCCATTTTGAAGTTGATCGCGAAACGACGGTATATAGTCCATGGTGCCTCCTTTTCATTATTCGAACATGTCTCGATTGAGTTTATAGGCAACATAGGCATCCATCATAGCTGCGACACTATCGATTTTCTTATCGTTTCGCTTTTTCAACAGCTTACGATTGCCATTAGTGTCTTCTAGTGTTATGCAGTTACCCATGCAGAACGACATTAATTCCTCATCGAACAAAAGAAGTCTTTCTTCAGCTAATTTCTTAAGTTCTCCAAGAGGAACAGATTCTGTTTTAGCTCCCTGAATGACTTTCTCTATTCCGTATGGACCATTTTCAGTTTGCCATCGAGCGACAAAGTCTTTTGCATTATACGGATCGAATCCAAAGCATACAACATCGTAATCAGAATTCACAATAAAGGAATCGAGGTCATTGTAAACTTCCATCATGTCAAGCACAGCACCGTCCAAGACAACTAAGCTGCACTCTTTTATAAATTCATCATACTTTTGACGCATAGCAAGTGGTAGTTTCTTAAGAGTTAACTCTGATACATAGCATCTGGTCTTCACTCCGAAAGAACCGTCACGCAAAGGAAACAGAAACGTAAAAGCACAGAAGTCGTCACCTTGAGAAAGGTCCGCACCCATTGCGCATGGCATAGACCAGAAGTCATGTTTTCTATGAGGAAGAGTTTCTTCATAAGTAAAGAAGTACGTATAGCCCTCCATAGGAATGCCAAAGCGCTTAGCTAAAATATCATTTCGAGAGGCTGGATTCTTTTCAGCTCGTTCCACGTCTAGTTGATAAGTTTCATAGCTTACTGTCTTACCAATATTCGGTTGCGCTTTAACCCACATTTCTGGATTAGCAACTTCCTTAATGTCGTCCAGTTTGTAATACCATATGGACACATGTGGATTGATGTAATCGCCTTTTAGGATCGACATTAATTCCATTTTGATTGTATCGCCAGCGCTATTACGAACTGTGCCTTCAGATGATGTAGCGACGATCAGATAATCGTCCATCTTAGATGCACCCTGTTCAATAGCACCAATAACATCCTCGCGAATGTCGCCAGACAACCATTCGTCAACCGTGTTTATCCTAGAACGAGCTCCTTGTAACTTGTCAATTGACATTGGACGAGTTTCGATAATAGATCCTGTAAGGAAATTCTGAATACCCTTTTTAGTTGACGCCAACTTTGGGCGATTTATTCTAGATCCGGTAGTATTATTTAGAGACCCCTCAGTAAGAAATTGATACAGTGGTCCTCTAGATCTGACTAAAGCAGTTCGTATAGGTGACAGAGTTTCTTCAGCCTGTCTGATAGTAGGAGCAGTTACTATTTGATCAGTAGTCGTTGGATCGACCGATACGTAGTATGCCTGAATAGATGCAGCATACATAGACTTTGCTGCACCTCTTGCAACTATCAAATATTGCTTGTTGGTGAGTCGTTTCTTAATGGACTTTCGAACGTAATGTCCGCCATGACCATCTGGATACGGCTCCCAAACAGAACCCTCTACAAAGTAATACCAGCCGAAGACTTGCTCGCCCCACAATTTAAATGTATCAAGCAAATTAAGATCGCTACCGTCAGTTAGCGTCAATTCGTTGTTACAAAATTTTATCCAGCCTTCAACTGCTTGGTCGTCATAGAAAATTCCAGGATTAGCTATGAGATCGTCGATACGATTCATTTCCATCGAAATCTCTTCGTTAACGGGAATTTCGCCACGAATAACAGCATCTCTAAATAGGCCGTAATATTTGGGCACGGCCGTAGCAGATAGGCTCATGCCATCCTCTTTCTACAATCTAATATTATTGTTTTCTATTCTTTTTACCGCCATCATTTCCATTTTGATCTTTTTTCACCCATGCACCGTCAACACGATCCCAACCCTTTGGCGCAACGGGCATGCCCTCATCAGCAGCACGTCCCTTCGCGTCCCATTCTCGCTTCAAACGATCATAGTCGCTTTCCTTAGGATCGAGCTTATCGTTGATCTTCTTGGTAACCAAACCAGAGACGGTTGCAGTAGTAGCAGCTGTTATCGCGGTAGCAAGTATCTGTTCGCCGTTACGCTGAAGGAAGTCTTTAGCACGCTTACGACCAGGTGCCACTGCCTGATCCGTAAGATCTTTTAACTGCTTCTCTCGCTGAAGTCTGATTATCTGATTCACGAGCTCTTCATCGCTCAGCTGTGAAGAATTTTTAGCATTCCACATACGCTGTTCTTTAGCACTTTTTCTAGCAGCTCTATCTTCTGCACGATTTCTTCTCTTACCGGCAGCAGTCAGAGTTCCATCTTCATTTTGAAAACGACGAACGCCCCAATGCATTCCTTTAATTCCGTGGTGATACAGTTCATTCATGTACAACAATATCACCTCCTATTAAAACCGAATCGGACTGCTAGATCTCATCATTGCTTCGAAGTCCTTCATAGAGCCAGACTTTTCCCACCTAGTCTGTTCAGCACTCTTTTTAGACTTATTGGAAGATGAGTTCTTCTTTTTCTTTTTCAGCTCATCACTGGCATTAGAAGCAGCTTTCTTCGCAGCTTGAGTAGAAGACTTTGCTGCATTACTAGCACTCTTAGCAGCATTGGAAGCCGTAGTTCTCGCACTCTTAGCAGCAGTAGAAGCAGTGCTTCTAGCAGCCCTAGCGCCAGCAGAAGCGGTTTGAGCTGCGGACCTCGCAGCACTTCTTGCGCTTTGAGCAGCACTAGAAGCAGCACTTCTAGCAGCCTTAGCGCCTACAGCAGCCCTAGTAGAGCCTTCAAGTACAGCGCCTCTAGCTGCATCACGTGCAGAGCTAGCAGCAGACCTTGCAGTGCTTCCAGCCCTCTGAGCAGCAGATTTTGCAGCGCTTCTTGCACTAGAAGCAGCGCTTCTTGCATTTTGAGCGGCATTAGAAGCGGCGCTCCTAGCAGCCTTAGCGCCTACAGCAGCCCTAGTAGAGCCTTCAAGTACAGCGCCTCTAGCTGCATCACGTGCTCTAGAAGCTGCACTACGTGCCGAACTAGATGCATTAGAAAGTCTCTCACGTGCAGTTCTAGCAGCATTAGAGTTTCTAGCCCTCTGAGCGGCACTAGAAGCAGCACTCTTAGCAGCCTTAGCACCAGAAGAAGCAGTTTGAGCCGCAGATCTTGCAGCACTTCTTGCACTCTTAGTAGCACTAGAAGCGGCATTCTTAGCTGCCTTAGCACCTGCAGCAGCTGTCTGAGCAGAAGACCTTGCAGCACTTCTAGCACTCTGAGCAGCATTGGAAGCAGCACTCTTAGCAGCCTTAGCACCAGAAGAAGCAGTTTGAGCCGCAGATCTTGCAGCACTTCTTGCGCTTTGAGCGGCTTCAGAGTTTCTAGCCCTCTGAGCAGCACTAGAAGCAGCATTCTTAGCTGCCTTAGCACCTGTAGCGGCTGTTTGAGCAGCAGATTTAGCAGAGCTTCCAGCCTTCTGAGCAGCATTAGAAGCAGCATTCTTAGCTGCCTTAGCACCTGTAGCGGCTGTTTGAGCAGCAGACCTTGCAGCACTTCTTGCGCTTTGAGCGGCTTCAGAGTTTCTAGCCCTCTGAGCAGCATCAGAAGCAGCATTCTTAGCTACCTTGGCGCCAGTAGCAGCTGTTTGAGCAGCAGACCTTGCAGAACTTCTTGCATTTTGAGCTGCGGCTCCCGCTTTAGCCTTAGCATTCTTTACCGCTTCAGAATTTCTAACCCTCCGAGCAGCATCCGAAGCGTTCTTCATGCCAAGGTTTGCTTGTACCCTAGCCTTACCAGCAGCTCCAGCAGCCTTTTGACCAATCTTAGTTCTACCGACAGCTTCTTTAGCCCTAGCTGCAGCACTACGAACTTTCTCAGAAGCATTCTTAGCAGCATTCCTAGCAGCCTTGCCAGCTACAGCAGCTCGAGCAGATCCTTCTAACGTGGCACCCCTAGCCGCGTCTCGACCCTTAGACGCTGCACTAGCCGCAGCATTTCTCGCATTACTAGCAACCGCTCTAGCAGCACCCGCTAATTGTCCGCCACTAGCTCGATTGGCAAGATAGGCAGCACCACCAAGAGCCGCAGCAGTACCAGCAACCTTAGCAGCTGTAGCAAGGCGTTGTTTAGTCTTAGCGGACATACCTCTCTTTTTACCAGAACCGCTAGAAGAGCCCGATCTGCCAGAAGAACCGGACGACTTAGATGATCCGGATGAATGAGCATTTTCAGCTCTACGCTGAGCCTTTCCAGCAGGCGTTAAAGTTCCGTCGTAATTTCTAAAACGACGAACACCCCAATGCATTCCTTTAGTGCCATGATGCATTAGATAAGCATTTTGATCGCTCACTAGTACACCTCCTTATTCTCAACCGACTATAACTCCTCCGCCATTATCAACCATAATACTCATTCGAAACTCAAGTTCGCTTATACGTTCCTTATAAGCTTCGAATACATTAGAAGCTACTGGCGGATCAAATACTATTTTAGTTTTCAAATACAAATAATCTCGAATAACATTTTTGGGAATTTGTGTTTCGAATGAATCCCACAAAGTCCTATTATCGATTGAAAAGGGATGCTCTGGTCCAACACCCAATTGGAATAATGTAAGAAATGCTCCGTTAATATGCGAAATAACATCTATATCAAATTCTTTAACTTCTGGCTGAATGTTAAGCATCTTTTTAATATCGGATAGGATGGTCGCTGGACCATTAGACAGAATCTGCTTATACGTAATATAAACATCGTGTGGAGTAAGGTCTTGGCCTTCGACAACCAATGTATGCGTAGACGTAGTATAGCGTATCATTAATAGCACCTCCTTACCCTAGATGTTTAAAGTTCTTCATCGTAAAGATTGTCAAAACTCGGAATCTCAACAATGTCAGTAGCATGTCTAGTTCCGTCAGATGTTTTCCAGTTAACCTGCACCTGAACAAAACCAGGTTCGAACAGTGCCGTTTGCTCTTGAGTCAATGAGGAAACAAGAACCGTATTATCTCCGATAAAACTCGTAGATGTTGGTCGAACAGTTATCTCAAGCTCTTGTACTCCTTGGCCATTGGTATGAACAGCCGTGTGATACTCCTCGTCAGAGTCTAATTCAGGTAGATCATTTTGAATGGTATCAGTGTCGGACTGATCATTCCCCACACTAAGAACCACATTATCCATCGGTGCCTCCATAATCAATTACACCTTCGTAAATCCATCCGTCAGGTGTTCGGACTTTGTAGAATTTTCGATCCGTCCAGTCATAACAATATTCTTCAGGATCAATCTCAATAGTTGATCCTTCTTTAACAAGTTCATTGTCGTCAAATATCGGACCATCTCGTAAACCGACAATGTCATCGGCATGCATTGGGATCCATGGAGTTCGACGAATAGATGCTGATCTGCATCCAACGATGTGAGTTCGTATCCAAGCCATAGTAGCCCCTTTCGCAAAAATACCATACTCTAATATAGGAGGACCAAAGAGGTCCTATGGACAAAGGAGGATAAACATGAAGAAAGCTGAGAAGAATGCAGTTAAGAGGTTTTATGTTAATTGGCATGGTGCTCGCAAATGCAAGAAGAATGATCCGTCGAATGTGAAATCGTTCTTCATGGGCGGATGGTGTGCCATGACCAATAAGCAGGCTGAATACTTTCTTGGACTGCTGACCGATGGAGATCGGAAAGAACTCATGAAATATCCGATTTGGATGTAGAAAGTCTTTGGCTTATTCGAGTCAGAATTGGCGGGTTAAAAACTCGCCTTTTCTTTTTTTTTCGCAAATTTTACTTGCTAGTATATAGGATTCTATGAAAGGAGTATTATGGAAACTATTTTGATAAAACGCACGATTAGTAAAGAACAATTTGATGCTATGAGCGATACGGATATATCGGAAATTGTTCAACTGTATTGTGGAACATTACTACAGATTGAACAATTCGAAGATGTCGTTACGCTTCACATTATAGCACCGAGTACTTGGAAGACATGTTTGATACAAAATTTTCTATTACCATATAGATACATCTAGAATCCGTTGAAGGAGTAGGCTTTACAGCTTACTCTTTTTTTTCGCTAATTTTACCATCCCTATAATAGGAGGAAGGGAGTATAAACCCCGGCAGGCTTAGGTGTCTTACCACTGCGCGGAGCCCTAAGTCAGGTCGGACCAATAGTTCAATGGTAGAACACCGATCTGAGTATCGGAGACCCGTGTTCGAAGCGCGGAACTTCCTCTTTTTTTTCAACCTCGCTAAATTTACTTTCCGTATTATAGGACAGCAGCCGATTAGAAAGGAGCTAATCATGATCATTACAGTAATTGGACTGGCTGCCGCTGCAGGACTATTCGCACTTGATGCTTACGAGGAGCGTAAGAAGCAGCAAGAAATATCAGAATATTTTAAGCGGTGGCAAGAAGAGAACGACTTTATTGATAAGAATCTGAAAGTCGGCATGCGGTAAGTTAAAGAGGGAGTTTATGTAAAGATGGTTAATGCATAAACTTTCTCTTTTTTTTACCTCGCTAAATTTACTCTCCGTATTATAGGAAGGTATTAAACCCGATTAGAAAGGATCTACGATGAAGGTTAAGTACATGCAGACGCAGGTGCAGAACGAAGAGATCGTTGCGAGCGTCGAAGACAAAGTTCCGATGGAGTTCGATTCTTTCGATGAAGCAGCTAAATGGATTGCTAGCTGGCTTGATTGGAAAGAAGAGTTCCTAACGAACCTTGGAATTCGATATAAGCGCGAAGGAAGTGTTTTGTACTGGACGGCACTGGATACTATCCAGATCACCGAAGTTCTTGGCGTGACGGTTTAGCAACATCTAAAAGGCTAAGGGCGACAAAGAAAGGAGTTAATCGCTCCTTAGCTTTTTCGCAGATTTAACTCGGCTTTTTTTTTTTTTTTTTTTTTTTTTTTTTTTTTTTTTTTTTTTTTTTTTTTTCAACCTCGCTAAAATTACTATCCGTATTATAGGATAGCGTTACTATAAAGGAGGCAAAAATGTTTTATACAATGGAAGAGTTAGAGCGTATGCTTATCGACAGTGTTAGCAGAACGTTAGCAGACATGGAGTGCAACTATAAACATGAATTCGAGTATGCAATTTCTGAAATCAGACATGCCCAGTGCGACATGGTATGTTTTGGTATTCACAATGCACAACTCTGGGATGGATCTGTTTTAGCCGCAATCAAGTCAGCTCGTAATGCTGAAGAAAATTGGAAGCAAGCTAAACAATTGTATGACGAAACTATTGAGCACTATAGCAACAAGTAACGTCAATCAGAGAAGTCTATGTATAGAAAGTTAATACATGGACTTTCTCTTTTCGCAGTTTTAACTCGGCATTATTTTTTTTTTTTTTTTTTTTGCTTCTACCAGAGTTTAGTATCACCAGCAGATCGTGGAGAGTAGTCTGGCATGAGTAATGATTCGTCACTGTAGTGTATTGCAGTGTGAGTATCTCTCGAAACACAGATTAGATTGTCCTCATCGTATAACAGCGGATCATCCTTCTCAAACATTTCGAGAGTCACGGGGTTTATGTGATGGACAAATATCGTTCCGCCTATTGGACGATCCGGTATGGCCAGATCGCAACCCTCATCTCGTACAATTACTCTAACTCGTAACTGTTTCCAGATTGGCGATGAGTAAAACGCTTGGTTAAGGTATCTATCAAATCCGAATGTTGCATCGCCAACTATTCCATCGAGTTTCAAATATCGGTAACGTTCCATGAAGGTCGGAATTCGAATCAACTCGCTATATGACTTACGCAATGTCATCATCGTCCTCAGTAGAAACACCATTATAGACTCGAAATGCAGCAAGAGCTTCTTCGTACTTAGCACTGTTTGCTTTGCTCGAGTCGACTGCTTCCTTCTTGGATTCGAGTAGGTGAGTTTCCGCCTCAAGTTTCTTCTTCTCAAGTTGAGCTCGAGCAGTTCCGAGTTTCAAGAAGTGGACTATCTCCTGTGCAGAGGCAGTTTTGTCAAGTAAACGTTCTTCAGCAAGATCATACGCCAAATTAATGAGCTGATTCTCTCGATTCTCGGGATCTCGAGCTGGAGGAGACATCCTCTCAAGTTTTTCCGTAGACTTTTTGCGTCTTTCCATAATGTTTGCTCCTAGTTTAGTACTGTTTTACATTAGTTTAAATATACTTCTTTCTAGAATTGCCAGAGTTTTAACGGGTTTTTTGTTGAGATAGGATAGTCGAATCTGGACCAGGGACTCGGCAGTGGGCTCTTGAAAGGAGAAACGCGTTAGCACCAGTATGTTGTGAGGAGCATCACCAGCATCGGGAAGTAAACTCTGGCAATTCTAGAAAGAAGTATACTAAAATAACCCCTGAAATTTTCCCACCGGAGAATTTTTAAAG